TAGTGGCATAGAAAAAGCCGATCAAACCAAGTACAATTGTAGCGGACAAAATACCACCACCGACCTTTTGAGCTGTGCTAGCTCCCTTACGTTCTTGTTCCATTTTTTACTATAGTGTTAGATTTAAAATTTATACATCATCATCATCAACAAATGATTCAGCTTCTTCTTTTATAATGTTGTAAGCTATTTCATAGACATTGGTTGTGATAGGAGTTTCACTTGTTGTACGTATATACTTTGTTGTAATTTGTAATTCGCCATTATCTTTTGATTGTTTATCTCTCCATATATCAAATCCGACGTCTAATGAATACATGTTAGCATCCTCTCCAACTGGTATTTTGGAAACAGTCAAAAAGTTTGTGCGAATACACGCATAATAACTTCCGGCAATTGTGTTAATTGTCACACCCATTAATTTATAATAATATTTTTGTTTTGTACAGAAATATACACCCTGAGATCATTAATTTTAAAAATTGTGTTAAGACCATTTTTAAAGTTAATTTTTTATTACACGAGACGATACGAGAAATCAAATAACCAACAATTTAGTTGGAGAACGCGAGACCACCCATACCAGATTGGATACGGAGGACGTTGTAGTTGGTCGCGAACAAGTGCATGGTGGTCGCATCGGTGGCGTTCATGGTCACCGCGACTTGAGCGTTGTCAATGCGAGAGAAGTTGCATGTACCAGTTGGTTGGTGCTCTTCTGGCTTGAGGGCGAAAGAGTACGCATACACACCTGGGTATGGGTTACCGCTGTGGTGGTTGTATGGTTGCACTTGGTTGAAGTACTTACCCTTTTGAGCCTTGAATCGATCTTGGCCGTTGAGGACAAGCTTGAATTCGCTGAGTGGACCGGAAGACTCTTCAGTGAAGTCAGCAGAAGAGGCGAGGTCGTGGGTACCAACCCAGAGAGTTGGGACACCAGCCGCATCGGAGAGTGGCACGTAGCAGTTGGAAGCGCTACCACCGGCGCGAACATTAGATTCGAGGACGATTTCGTCATCGTTGTTGTTGGAGGTGAAGTTCCACAAGGAAGACTTCGCCGCAGTGTTGGAGAAGCACCAGACGAGTTCCTTGACTGGGTGGTTGAAGGACAAGCGAACGTTCTTGACTTGACCGGAAGTGACAGTGTCGGCACCGGTGTGTTGAACTTGTTCGATGAGGTATTCGTGACCCTTTTGCGCGAATCGGCGGCGCTCTTCGGTGTCAAGGTAGATGTAGTTAGCGAAGACCTTGAAAGTACCGGTGTTCAAGTAGGTGTCGAAGTCAGACGCCAAATCGAAGTCGATGCGGACTTCGTGGTATTGGAGCGCAATCAATGGCAAATAAAGACCTGGGTTGCGGTTGAAGAAGAAAACAAGTGGGAGGTACGCGGTCTTGGTACCTGGGGCAGTAGTCATCTTCGCCCAGCTAGCCTTCTTGGCATCATCCAAGTAAAGCTCGGAGTACAAACGCCACCACTTTTGGTAGTGCTTGTCAATGCGCTGGCCACCAATGGAAAGTTCGGCGGAAGAGATCGCACGTTCGGCGACCCAGTTGTAATCAGCCGCGGAGGTGTTGGAAGTAAGACCAGACTTGGCGAGGAGTTCGACGTACATGTCGCCGACCAAATCACCATTGCGGGCAATAGTGACGGACACACGGCCTGAGTTGGCTGGAGTACCGTTAGTAGTTTGTTCGATGTTTTCCATCGCGAAGTTGGTGTGGCGCTTGTAGACGGCTTGGAAGAAGGTAACCTTAGGGTTTCCAGTCAAGTAGACGTCTTGAGCACCGTAAGCGACAAGTTGCATGAGACCACCGGCCATTGTGAGAGTTTTTGTACTGTATACCAAGATTTTTTTTCTGGGTGAAATCGCACCTGTGCGAAATTTTCAATTTCAAAAATTCTCAGTCTAGGTTAAATGTCATCACGCCCTGAGGAAGAAGACTCAGTTGATGAGATCGAAGAAGGTGAAATTGTATCCGAGGAAGAAGAGGAGGAAGTGATTTACACGAGCGACATTGAAGAGGATGAGGGAGATTTTTTTGAAGAAGATGAAGACGAAGGTATGGATCTCGCGGGTCTTATGTCCTCTCTTCTCGCAACTCCAGACGGCGATACCGTATGCTCTGCCCTGGTAAATCTCTGTTACCAATTGGAAACTCAAAACAAGATCCTAATTAAAATGCTCTCCAAAATGCAATCCCAAAAATAAAGTTAAAAACAAAAATCGTGTATAAATAAATCATAGAAATGGACGAGACCCATTTCATCGACAAGGAACCTAATAAGTATGAAGCACTTACTGAACTTCATAAACTAGATATCCTTTCGATGAAAGAAGATGGCGTTCAAAATACAGTTGATAAGTGGGAAAGTGTGTGGAACCTAAAGTCAAATGATTTTACAGATTCTAGAAATTTGGGCTACAGACAGTACATTCATCACATGAGCTTTGATGAAAATGGAAATCTCGATCCTTCAAAGGTTGATTTACATGCTATCAAAGGTAATCGTGATAGATGCCGAGCATATCTTACAAATCTCAAGAATCATGCGAGAGACCTAAAAATGCACAAAACGGAACTAGATGAAAGTGGAGCTACAATTGTTACCAAGATAAATAACATTCTGAAACAGGTAAGTGATGGTTATGACAATATTAGACGACACTATATTTCTTTTGAAAGAGTCTACAACCCAACCGCTCAACCACAATTCAAGGCCCTAGGTGATCCTTCAACAATGGACGACGAAGAAATTGAAAACTCGACTCCATTTCAGAAGTGTCTCCTGTATTCCCTTGACCAAACTTACAAGTGTGGTTACAGAAGATACAAGGGGCAATGCTGTGAAGAAATCAAGACTATTGAAGGTCATAGAACGCGAGCGTGGCAACCAAAATTTACAATTGAACAATTTGTTTATTCTTTGGCACAAAAAGATGATGACTTTGCCACTTGGAAAAACTTTACAAGTCGTGGGACTGTATTCAGGGATGTGATTGACAATATGTCCAAGTGTATTGATGCTCAGTTTCCAGAGATTACAAAGAGACGCCATGTCTGGTCTTTCAAAAATGGGGTATTTGTTGGCAAAGAATGGGTTCCAGATTTGGGAACTCACATCTGCCGCTTTTACCCATATGACAGTCCAGAATTCCGTTGCTTGGATCCGACCATTATTTCGTGTAAGTATTTTGATCAGCAGTTTGATGATTTTTCACATTTGGAACGCTGGCAAGACATTCCAACGCCATGGTTTGATTCTATTTTACACTATCAGAATCTCGAAGAAGAAGTTTGTAACTGGGCCTATGTGATGGGTGGTCGTCTCTGCTTTGATGTTGGTGAAATGGACACTTGGCAAGTCATTCCATTCTTCAAAGGTATTGCCAGATCCGGTAAATCTACATTGATTACAAAGGTTTTCAAGAAGTTCTATGAACCCGAAGATGTTGGTACGCTTTCAAACAATATTGAAAAGAAGTTCGGTCTTTCGGCAATCAAAGATAACTTCATGTTTATTGCCCCAGAAGTCAAGGGTGATCTTGCTCTTGAACAGGCAGAGTTTCAATCTATGGTTTCTGGTGAAGATGTTTCGGTTGCTGTGAAAAACAAGACGGCTGTCTCCATTGAATGGAAGGTTCCTGGAATATTGGGTGGTAATGAAGTTCCAAGTTGGAAGGATAACTCTGGTTCGGTTCTTCGTCGTATTTTGCCATGGAATTTTGCTAAGCAGGTGAGAGATGCGGATCCACAATTGGATGCGAAATTGGATGGTGAAATGCCCATCATTCTTCTCAAGTGTATTAGGGCGTACCTAGATTACTATCACAAGTACGGGAACAAAGACATTTGGAATGTAGTACCAGAGTACTTCAAGAAGATCCAGAAGCAAGTAGCAATGGTCGCGAGTACCCTCCACAACTTCTTGGAAAGTACCAATATCATCTATGGCAAGGAACTCTTTGTACCTCAAAAGCTATTTGTACAAGTGTTCAATCAACACTGTCAAGCAAACAACCTCGGTAAGCACAAGTTCAACCAAGACTTTTACGCTGGACCATTCAGCTCTAGAGAAATTGATGTCAGGGAAGAAGTGGTCACCTACAAAGGGAGAACATACCCCAGACAACCAGTTATATATGGACTTGATGTGGTGGAAGAGTCTCTCGGTTTTGCCGATGATTACTAAAAAAAAATGCCACCCAATAGTAATATGAGCCAACAGCTCAGAGAGTTTGTGAAACAATCGGGTGTGGAGGTACGTCCTGCGAACAGCCCGAGTTCTATTTCAACTACAAATGAAAACAATAATTTGACGCGTGAAATAGAGATGGAACTCGGAATTCAAAAACAACAAGAATTTCCACCAAGATTAGAAAAAAATATTATGAGCAATGAAAATTACGGAGAATTCGCACAATTTGTTCATAATTCTGATAACAATAGCAACAATGTAAATGACATTATCGCAATCGCTGAACGCAATCGCACTCCCCCAGCTCCGTCACCCTCACCTAAAAATGTCAAATTTGTCGTGAGTAAATTGAATCCAGGAATGTTTAATGCGACTGTCAATAAAGAATTTAACGCTGAAGCACGAATTAATCTCAAGAACATTCTTTTGAAGAAACCACTTCCAAGAACACCTATTGGCGAAGGTCTTTATATAGAGACACAAGAAATCAATGGCATTTATGGAAGGTTCATGACTGGATTTACACACAGTAAAGAATATGGGAAGCAGGGTGACCTCAATAAGAACTTTTTTACCGTTCAACTCAAAATTGTTGTTTCCAATGGTTCGGAGAAAAAGGGTGCCACCGTCAATTTTTACAGAAATGGTAAGATTAGATTTTCGGGTGGCTTCATTGGTGACAACATTGCGAGACAACCGGAGTTGATTCGTCGTTTCATCGTTGATTCATACTCTGAGAAGCAACC